GTCGGTATCGCACAGGTTGGCATCGCGCAGGTAGGCATCGCGCAGGTCGGCACCGCGCAGGTAGGCATCGCGCAGGTCGGCACCGCGCAGGTTGGCACCGCACAGGTCGGTATCGCGCAGGTCAGCACCGCGCCTAATAGCTTCCAAAACCGTTTCGGTGATTGTGTTTCCCTCTTTCGTGTATTCAAATACGACCGAGCCAGTCCAACGGTTGCGGATTTCGATTTTAATCTGTTTCGTTGATTCCATTGTGGTAAATTTGTTTATCCGGATTCATGTATTGATTTGCGGCAGCAATAGCATCTTCGAGCGTGCGAACTACAACATACTTGTTGCCCGCAGCCTCAAAGGACTCTTGCCATCTTCTCTGTACGGCACTCTGACGACTGCCCTTTGCTTGTGTCTTGAACTCCAAGCCGAGCGATCCGTATTTGCCCCTCGGCACGAGCAGAAGCAAATCCGCAGCACCGGCCGTCATACCTTCGGCCTTCATGATTGCGGCTTCGGTCTTACTCCGGAGTCCGCCGTTCGGTACACTCGTCAGACATAGTGCATAGGACGGATATTGCATCCGGAACCACCTCACAAAAGCTTTCTGTATTCCAGATTCGATGTGTCTCATAATTAGAATGGGCTTTCATCAGATGTTTCGAATTCTGCCTCTACGAATGTTTCATGTTCGCCTTTATGGATCAGCCAGTTGCTATTGTCTAATTCCCTGACATCATTCTTCGGAATTTCGTATCGCCCGTTGTCAAAGTTGTATTGCAATTGAATCCCTTCCCTGTTTACCTGCCCAAAGTTCCGGAAACGGACCTTTGTTACCATCAAATAAGTTCGGTATTCCTCGAAGTTGCGATATACCGTGAACCCGTAATCAGCTTTGTTGTAAAAATTCGCTGACCCGCTTATGTCGTACAGTGTCGGAGGCCCGTACGTCCTCGTTTTAGGGCCTAATGCCTCCATCTTTGCCGGATGCGCCACAAGATGGATAAGCAGATCATTTCTGCGGGCAAAGCGACTCAGATCGTCCAAGAATCGCCCTATATACTCACTTCCGTTCTCTGAGGGCTTGCGCCGATGTTCAAGACAATTGAACGGGTCGATAACGAGTTGCTTGATTCCATATCGGCGAACATGATATCGGGCGCAGTCAAGAATCTGTTCAAGCGTTGTTGTCGTGTAGGGGTTCATCCAGAAAAAGTGCTCCGAGATGAAACTGTAGGCTTGGTCAAATTCATCCTCTGTCATCCACCCGCTGCGAAACTGCTTCCCGATCAGTTTGGAAGCGATCTTTGCGTAATGCAATTCGAGTGGGTAGTTCTCCGGCGAGAAGTAGAGCGTCTTCCAGTCCAACTCCACAGCGAGCCGGGCAACAATGAAGTCCAGCATTTCAGACTTCCCGTGCGACGGAATACCTGTCCATATCGCCAGTTTCGATGTCGTGAATCGCACAACGTCGTCAATCTCGGGAATCCTCATCCGTTCACCCGAAGGAAGTCCCTGCGAGAACATTGTGTAGATGTCGTCGTAATGCGACGTAATATTCTCCGCCCCCTCTACCGGCACATCTTCCGCGTTGGCTATGATCCGTCGAATAGCGTTCCCGCCCTCGGCCTTCAACAGATCATTGGCGTCCTTGCGGCCCTCGTAGGTCACGATTCGGCACCGTTCGGCACCCAGGCGGCGGACAAGTTCGTTTCGGAGATGTAGTCCGGGATCGTCGAAATCTGCGGCGATATAGAACGTTTTGACGTGTTTCAAGGCGTCCACGTAGTTATCCAGATACGACAAATCTTTTGCCCCGGCGCCATTCGGCACCGATACGCAGTTCGAAAATCCGCAGTCTACAAACGTCAGGCAGTCGAATTCCCCCTCGCAGATGATCAGCTCCTCGGCCTTCGCCACGCAGTCGAAGTTGTAAAACACCAACTCGGCGTCCTTGACCATCTTGAAGGATTTCTGCGGCCCTCGGTACTTGATGTTCCGCAACTGTCCTCCGACAAAGTACGGAAAACACATCACCTCGACTTCCTTACCGAACTGAGGCATCCACTCCACGTCGGAATAAATCCTCATACGTCGCAGCGTCTCCTGAGAGATCATCCGACCCTCGAAGTATTTCACGACCTTATCCGAAAGTGAGGTGCGGTTCTTCCATTCGGGAACGACGTATCTGTGTTCCGGACGGCTTTTCAACGGCACGTAGCGGACAAATGAGGCGTCGCAATGATTGCAGTGCCCGATCTCCTTGTCGGCATTCCAGCATAAGCACTTGTCATTCTTCTTGCGGCGTGTTGCCGAGCATACAGGGCACGTCATGTAGTTCTCCCCGGAAGGCTTTGTTGGGTTGATCTCGTAAAGAAGCCTTGTTTTGGTATCAGCGATTATCATGATTCACGGTTTTACAGCGGGATCCACCGGCGGAAGTCCACAATATCGGATGCGCATCCGGCATCCGGCTTCTTGTTCTCCGGCTTGAACCATACGGCAATGCACTTCGATTTCCAGTTCTTCACCGACTGGCCGTTACGGTCTACCCAGTTCCGCTCGGTGTAGTAGGCATACGCCCTTTCAGCGGCCTCCCGTGTGTAGCCCTTCTGGTCGAAATATTCAGCTACCTCCTCCAAAGAAGGGGGGACAAATACGTTAGTATTTGGGGGGATAATAATATTATCTTTCTTTTCCTTCTTATTATTTGGTTTACCAGTGGTTTGTCGGTGGTTTGTCAGTGGTTTGCTACTGGTTTGTCCGCTGGTTTGCGCATCATTGTAAATATCAAAATTACACAACGTTATTATGGTTTGTTGGCTGGTTTGTCGGGTTGTGATCATCCCGTTTTTACGCAAGAAATCGAGAAAGTTGTTGACTTTAGAGCTTCCCCATCCCCACCGTTTTTCAAGGTATCGACGACTTGCCACCACCTCACTCTTGCGGACTTCTATCACTCGCCCATTGAATACCTCCTGAGAGCTCTCAAACCTTGCGCTCTGAATCAAGTCAAGCCAAGCTTCTGCTCTCGAGTATTCGCGAGGTTCTTTCCAGAGGGTGTTCAAAAAGAACTTGCGGTGTAGTTTGATATATCCATGGTCCATGTTCAAGAATGGTCTCTTAAACGTGTTCTATTCTATATGTTCTTGGTCTGAATAACCAGTCATCTGCCGTTGCCTTGTATTCAATACGCCCCGATCGCAAAAGCGATTCTATGGCCTTTTCCGCCTCGTAACGCGAATATTCAAGATCCAGTATCGGAAGTATATCCGCACAGAATAAAGCATAGCACGGGTCTCTACAATTGGCCTCCTTGGCTATTACCACATCGTATATGATGTTGAATATGTGTTCTCTTAAAGCCATATCTTTTTGCATTGCATTTCGTGTTCTATTGAATCGAGAAACGCCTGTTCGTTAGGTGCAGGGAGATAGATGTCTGCCTCTGACGCACTCCAGTTTCGGAACCGTTCGACGGCCGTTGACATCTCCTCGGTATTCAAGTCCCGACTGGAGCGTAGCACCTCGATCTCTCCGGCATATCTGTCGTGCCGATGCTCTACAAATAGATCAGGGTTTACCAGCCTTTTGAAATACTCCTGCTTCACGAACTCCAACGTGTTGCCAGTCTCCATAGCGAACATTCCCAGTAACAGATGCAGATAGGCGTTCTGGGCCGTTGTCCGCTTGGGCCGGGGAATAGACAGATCAACTATGACGTGACGCTTATAGAGCATATTCACGCGACGTTTGAACTTCTCGCGGTCGTATGTCTTCGATAGGTCGTAAACCATTGATCGGGCACTTAGAAGGGAAGATCATCCGTATTATCCGCTACGGGCAAATCGGAGACTTGATCCGGCGTAGGTTCCACAGGACGGAAGATAACCGACTTGCCTCGGCCGATATACGTGCGCGCGTCTTTCCGTTCGCGTTCCTCTTTGCTCTGACGGATGAATACGCAGTGCGTATTCTCGTACTGATTCGGCTGGCGAAGCTCCGAAACGCATATCGAAATGTACTTCTTGCCGTTTTCAGCGACAAAAATTTTGTCTCTGGGAATATCGCTCACGCAGAGCGATACATTGATTAAATCTGCCATTGCTATCGTTTTTTGAAGGTTACTTTAAGCGTCGTCTTACTGCTTCGCGCAGGAGGATAGAAGATTTCGCCCGTGGCGGGATCCGTCAGGCCGGAGGCCGGCAGCGCCCGCAATATCTTCTCCTTCTCCTTGATGTCGGCCATGACCGCATCGCGCATTTTGTACAAGTCGTCCAAAGCCTGGCAATTACAGCCCGAGTAGTCGTACTTGACGCCAGCCTCCACCTCTTCGATCATACAGTCCGAGGATGTTTTCCCGTGTCCGTATTTAGCCAGTTCACGCAACGTAATGTCGCGCACCTCTTCGGACTTCTTGAACAGCTCGATCGCCTTCTCCATGCGGGATATATTCTCGTAAGCGACGAGCGGATCGACGTCTCCACGGGTAACGGCGTCGACGGCGAGCTTCGCCAGCTCCGTGGGGCTGCTCGTCTCGCGGATCAATATCGGCTGCGTGTTCATCTTTTCTGCTGTTTACTGTTTAGATATTCGTCGTAAAATTTGGCGAAGACTACCGCCGTCGTATCGTCCGCATCGTAAGTGCGACGAAGGAAGGCGATGACATCGAATTTCGTCGGGTCTTTGACCGTCGTACTACCCTTGTACGCCCAGCGCATGAACTGATCGCGCAAGATCGGATCGTTCAGCATATCGGCCGTGATCCGTTTCTTCGGTGCCGGCTGCACGGGCG